GCACCACCCGGCCGTGCCGGCGCGCCAACGCCGCCACGGCCGATCAGGAGAGAGCCATGCAACACCACCGCACCACCGCCTACGCGGCGACCAAGGGCTGAGCCGGAATGCAAGAAGAAATCCGCCAACAGGTATTGACGCGCATCACCCGCGACTACGGCCTCAAGCACCGCAGCGGCACCGAGTACATGCGCGGGGGCAAGTGCCCCCACTGCGGCAAGAAGGAGCTCTACACCAGCTACCTCAAACCGTGGGTCCTGCGTTGCGGGCGCCAGGCCAAATGCGGTCAGGAAGTGCGCGTGCGCGACCTCTACGACGACCTGTTCGATGACTACTCCAAGCAGAACCCGCAGACGCCGCAGGCCCCGCATGCGGCCGCTGACGCCTACCTGGCCACCGGCCGCGGATTCAACGTAAAGCCGCTGCAGGGCCTGTACACACAGGAGAGCTACTACGACCGCACCAAGCAGCAGGGCACGGCCACCGTGCGCTTCCCGCTGGTCAAGGGCGGCTGGTGGGAGCGGCTGATCGACCGGCCGCACCGGTTCGGCAAGCAGAAGGCGCGCTTCGCGCCGGGCGAGAGCTACGCCGGTGTGTGGTGGGGCGCCGCTGCCCGCGACCTTCGCACCGCCCGCGAGGTGTGGATCGTGGAGGGCATCTTCGACGCCATCGCGCTGCTGCAGCGCGGTATCTGCGCTGTCGCGGCCATGTCCAGCAACGCCTATCCCGAGTTATCGCTCAAGGAACTGCGCACCGCCCGGCCCAATGACCTGCCGACGCTGGTGTGGGGTCTGGACAACGAGCCCGGCGCTCGGGCCTACACGATCAAGCATGCCCGCCGGGCCGAGAAGCTGGGGTTCCGCTGCAAGGCGGCTCAGATCGAGCAAACGGGCGAGCGCAAGACTGACTGGAACGATCTGCACCTGCGAGCCTTGGCCGCTGAGGACAGCGACGCGCAGTGGCAGGCCGATCTGGAACTGGCCCAGCACAACGGCGCGCTGCTGATGGCGCGCTCGGCCATCGAGAAGGGCCTGATCGTCTACGACCGCGATGGCAAGACCGAGTTCCACCTCGAACACGCCTCGCGCCTGTACTGGTTCGATTTCGACGCGGTGCGCTTCGACAAGCTCTACCGCGAGCGCAAGGCAGACCGCGACCTGGCCGACGAAGAGGAACTGGAGGAAGACGAAGCGGCCAAGATTCGCCGTGCCTGTGCATCGGCCCGCCAGATCGCCAACTGCTACCCCGAGGCGCTCTACTTCCAGCGCCACGAAGCCACTGACGAAAGCTGGTACTTCTTCCGTGTGGACTTCCCGCACGATGCTCCTTCGGTCAAAGGCACCTTCACCGGCGCCCAGGTTGCTAGCGCGACCGAATTCAAGAAGCGCATCATCAGCCTGGCCCAGGGCGCGGTGTTCAGCGGCAGCGGCCAGCAGCTGGACCGGATGATGGAAGACCAGTTGTACGCCATCAAGAAGGTCGATACCGTCGATTTCGTGGGCTACAGCCCGGAGCACAAGGCCTACATTTTCCCCGACCTGGCCGTGCGCAGCGGCGAAGTAACCATGGCCAACGCCGAGGACTACTTCGAGTTCAACAAGCTGCGCATCAAGACCACCCAGCGCTCCATCCGCATGGATATCCAGCGCGACCATGAGCAGTACACCGTGCAGTGGCTGGAATGGCTGTGGCTGTGCTTTGGCACCCACGGCATCGTGGCGCTGACGTTCTGGTTTGGCTCGCTCTTTGCCAACCAGATCCGCAGTAATCACAAGTCGTTTCCCTTCCTCGAAGCCACGGGCGAAGCAGGTGCCGGTAAGACGACCCTGCTCAACTTCCTGTGGAAGCTGCTGGCGCGCGCCGACCATGAGGGCTTCGATCCGGCCAAATCCACCAAGGCCGGCCGCGCCCGCGCCATGGGGCAGATTTCCGGCATGCCCATCGTGCTGCTAGAGGCCGACCGCAGCGACAGCAGCGAGAGGGCCCACGCCAAGTCGTTTGAATGGGACGAATTGAAGGACTACTACGGCGGCGGCACGCTGGCCACGCGCGGCGTGCGCAACGGCGGCAACGAGACGTATGAGCCGCCCTTCCAAGGCACCATCGTCATCAGCCAGAACGCCTCAGTCGATGGAAGCGAGGCGATCCTGACCCGCATCGTCAAGCTGCACTTCAAGAAGCCCAACGCCACCACCGAGAGCCGCCAGGCCGCCGACAACCTCAATGCGCTGCAGGTCGAGCAGCTGAGCTACTTCTTGCTGCAGGCGCTCAAGTCCGAACAGGCGGTCATGCAGAAGTTCGCCGAGCGGGTGAAGTTCTACGAGACCCGGCTGCGCGAGGACAAGGAACTGCGCGTCGAACGCATCATCAAGAACCACGCGCAGATGCTAGCCCTGCTGGACTGCCTGCGCCTGGTCGTGGATCTGCCCGAGAACATGGTGCGCGACACCCGCGAGGCGCTGGTTGGCATGGCCATGCAACGACAGGACGCCATCGGCGCTGACCACCGAGTGGTGACCGAGTTCTGGGATGCGTTCGAGTACATCGAAATGCAGGCCACCGGTGACCGCCGCTCTGTGCTTAACCACTCGCGTGACGACAGCCGTATCGCCATCAACCTCAACGAGTTCGTGCAGAAGGCCGGCTACTACGGCCAGCAGGTCCCCGACATGGCCGATCTGCGCAAGCACCTCGTCGAGTCGAAACGCCACAAGTTCATCGCGCCCAACGTGGCCGTCAACAGCGCAATCCGTTCCACCCCAACCACCAGCGCTACCGTTAAGTGCTGGGTATTCCAGAAGTAAGACCCGAAGCAACAGAAAAGGCCCGGCGGGGAGTGCGCCAACACCGCCCCCACGGCCTTCCACCAACGAAGTTCAGGAGAGAACCATGCAACAGCAGACAGGCAAGGCCATGACCACCACCGCAAACTCGCTGGATTCCAGCACCGGACCCGGTGGGGAGGCTATCACGGGTGTGGATAACTGTGGAATTCCGGCCGTTCAGTCCGGGGCCGACGCCAGCGCCACGATCACCATGCATGTCACCCACGGCCAGGTCATCGTCACGGCCGTTCTGAACATGGGGCCGCCGAAGGTTGCCCAGTGCGTTATGGAACGCCGTCGCGGCAGCAAGCAGGGATGGGCCATGGTGAGGGGTTCAGATTTCCACGGCGAAAGTTCGTGGATCTCTCCCGAACTGGCACAGCTGGCCAGCCGGCTGCCCTTCCCCTACGAGGTGGCCAATATGCTGCCCGGCCGGCGTGCCAGTGCTGCGGCCGTCGACCAGGCAGCACAGGAAGTGGCCAATGGCTAACCTGATCTTCGTTGTTGCAATGTGTCTTGCTCTGCCAACCTCGGGTGCTGTGATGTACCACCTGTGGCGCACCCGCCCTGCGCCCCGCGTTCACAGCGGACTCGCCGTTGGCCAGATTCCCCAGACTCTGCGCCGACGCGCACCCATGGCTGTGCGCCGGGCCGCCGCATGAGGACCATCGATCTTTTCTCAGGGGGCGGTGGCTTCACGAAGGGTGCCCAGCAGGCTGGCTGCGATGTGGTGTGGGCGGCCAATCACTGGCCAGCGGCCGTGGCCACCCATGCCCAGAACCATCCCGGCACCATTCACGCCTGCCAGGATCTGCAGCAGGCTGACTGGACGACCGTTCCCCCCTTTGACCTGCTGCTCGCCTCCCCGGCCTGTCAGGGCCACACCCATGCGCGCGGCAAAGAGCGCCCCCACCATGACGCCACCCGCTCGACAGCATGGGCGGTGGTGTCCGCCCTGGAATGCCACTCCCCGGAGCTCGGCCTCATCGAGAATGTGCCTGAGTTCCTCCAGTGGAAGCTGTTCCCAGCATGGTGCGCAGCGGTCACCGCCATGGGCTACGCCATCAGTCCGCACCTGGTGGACGCCGCGGACTTCGGGGTGCCGCAGCACCGTGTACGCATCTTCATCGCGCTGACCAAGAGCAAGCACCCGGTGCAGCTTCGCTTCGCTCCGGAGGAACACATTCCCGCCAGCAGCTTCATCGACTTCGATGCCGGCAGCTGGACGCCGGTGGACCGGCCCGGGCGCGCCCAGGCAACGCTAGACCGGGTAAAGGCCGGCCGCGCTGCCTTCGGGGAGCGGTTCATCGCCCCCTACTTTGGCAGCGGCTCAGGGCTGACCGGTCGCTCGCTGGCTAGGCCGATCGGCTCGATCACCACGCGCGATCGATGGGCAGTGGTCGATGGGAACCGCATGCGCATGCTCACGGTCGATGAGGGCCGCGCCGCCATGGGCTTCCCCGCTGGATACAAGCTGCCGGCCAACAAGCGGGACGCCATGCAGATGCTCGGCAACGCTGTGTGCCCGCCCAAGGCGAGCCGGATCATCACCGCACTGAGGGACGCAGCATGACCACCCAGCGACAGCTGACCCCGCCTCGCCCGCTCCCCCAGTGCCCCAATGGCCACCGGGCGCGGTACATCCACGATGGCCGCCGAATTGAGGCCAAGGGTGGTCACCTGATCGAGTGCGCCTGCAGCCACACCGCCAAGTACCCATCATTCGACCTGGCGTGGGCGCATTGGCACAAGCAACATGGTCTGCAACCGACCGCCGTGGCGGTGGAGGAACGTTTACCGAGCAACGTGTTGCAGATGAAGTTGTTCGCCGCAGGGAGAGCTTGAGCATGGCGCAGATCCTGCACTTCCACGATCTACAACGGATCTGCGCCCCTGATGGTCCGCCCCCCACACCGACAACGGTGGAGCGGTGGGCGGACGCTCAAGGGATTTTGTATAAGTACGACCGACGCGGGCGCATCTGGACCACCGTCGAGGCCATCAATGCGGCCTTGGGCCTGCCGGGCGCAAACGCACTGCCACACGAAACGACACTGCTGGAACTGGTTTGATGACACGTGGTCGAAAAAGGAAGTTCAACCCGGCGATCCCTGGTCACATCGACCAGGGATCGCTGCCGCGCGGCCTGTACTGGGAGGATGGGCGCTGGTACGTGCTTTCCCCTCACCCAGAAGGCATTGGCCGAATCAAGACAACGGTTGCCAACTGCAACGCTCGGTTGTCGGACCTGCACGCGATCATAGAAGCGCGGGGCGGTGGCAGTCTGCGCGGCTCGCTCGATCACCTGACCGAGATTTTCAAGAGGTCCAGCGAATACCTGGACCTCACCGCCAAATCGAGGGCGGGATACGACTACTGCGCCGCCAAGGCTTGCGGATACCTACTGCGCGATGGCCGCATGCTTGGCCAACAGCGCATAGAGCAGCTGTCGGTGCCGGTACTGCAGCGCGTGGTGGAAACACTCGCCACTGGCCGGCCAGCCATTGGAAAGGCGCCGGGGATCCCAGCGACGCCGGCAGCGGCCAACCGCGTCGCCAGCTACCTTCGGCGGCTGTTTGCCTGGGGCATCCGGCACGGGCACTGTGCGACCAATCCCGCTGACGGCATCCGCAAGGTGCGTGAGAAGCGCGACGCACGCATGCCTGACCACGATTCGTTCGACGCGGTGCTGCAGTTCGCCCGGACTTGTGCGAACCGACAAGCGCATACCGCAGGCAGCTGCCCACCCTATCTCCCAGCGGTCATGGTGCTGGCCTACGCAGTCCGCCTGCGCGGCATTGAGGTGGACACGCTCACCGATGCCCACATGCAGCGTGAGGGCATCCGTAGCAACCGCCGAAAGGGGTCACGCGACAACTTGACGCTGTGGACCAAGGAACTACGTGCGGCGGTGAACTGGCTGCAGGGTTACCGAGACAACCGAATGCAGGCCCACGGCCGGCCCGTACCGATCAAACCGGAACAGCGGCGCCTTCTGGTTTCGGAGTCCGGCACCCCGCTGACCAAGTCAGCCCTCGACAGCGCCTGGCAACGCATGATCCGCCGCGCGATTGCTGAGGGAGTAATCGAGAAGGACCAACGCTTCGCGCTCCACGGCCTGAAACACAGGGGAATCACCGACAGCGAAGACAAGGGCGCTGGTGGTCACGTGACCGAGGCAATGCGCCAGCTGTACGACCATTCCGTGCCAGTGGTCAAAGCTGCCGTGAAACCAAAAAAGAGTCGCTAATTTTCCCGGTAATTTTCCCGGTAGACGTACAAAGGCCAGCGTCCCGCGCTGGCCTTTTTCGTTGAAAGCCCTATTTCTAAGGCGTTTCGTCGCGCCCTCGGTGGTGCCGCTTATCCGAATCGAACGGATGACCTACTGTTTACAAGACAGTTGCTCTACCAACTGAGCTAAAGCGGCA